CATACTAAATTTTTCATAGTAACTGCAAATAAGTCTAAAATAATAAAGCCTATATTATCAAGATTTAGCGAAATATATTGTAATGACAGAAACATGGAACTTATTAATAAATCAATAAAATATGACAATAGCAATAATAACAATAGCAATAGCAATAATAGCAATAGCAATAATAGCAATAGTAACAAATTTAATAATAAGCTTTCATTACTTATTAAAAATTTAGATAGTAAGTTAGAAACACTAAAAAACGGGAACGCTAACGCTAATGCTAATGCTAATGAAAGCAACAATGATTATAATAAAAATTTGTTATTATTAGACTATAGTTCATTAATATATAATAAAGGCATAAGTGCAAATAATTTGTTAGATTACTTTACAGCTAGGTCAAATTTCAAGACAGATTATAATAAATTTTTGTTTTTTTTCAATATATATAAGAGAGAAATACGTGTAGAAGAATATTTAATATACATAATATTATATTTTTATAGCAATGCACTAGTTATTGATTTTTCGGCATTAAATGCTAAATAAATTAGCTTTTTAATTATGTTAATTAACTAGCGTAATAATTAAAATGTTAAATAAAATACATTTAGATAAAATACATTTAGATAAAATACATTTAGTTAAAATTAATTATTTAAAATAAAATTTTAGATTATAAAAATGGATGATTTTAATCTTTCAACAATAATCGAGTCTAAAAATGAGTGGTGTGCGCGATTAACAAACACATTAACTCCATGTGTAATTGAAGGTTTAAGGTCAATATTTACAGAAGCCTATGATGTATGTTTAGAAAATGGTGAAGAAACAAAATATTTAATGACATTTCAAAATTTTTTAAATAATATTCCAAAGTGGAGTTCAGAGATTGTAGAAAATGAGAAACAGCGTATAGTTACGTCGAGCGCGTGTAATTATTTAGAAGATTTAATAACATGTGTGCATATTACACAATTGAAGGCGCTAACCTCAACACGTGTAGGTTTAAAGCAAAAAAAAATAAATATTGATATACCAGACCTTCATAAATTTATACATAAGGTGTATATAAATGTAGCGCGAAAGGTATATGTAAATATTTATTTATTTGAAAAGAATTTAAAGCCTCTACAAGTTCAAAAAAACAACAGGGAGTTAGAAATAATAATAAAGGAGTGTATTTTGAATACAATTAGAGAGAGTATACCGATAGAGCATATATTACAAATGTATTTGGATGAGACATTGGAAACAGATGTTGAAATAGAGGAGAAAAAGGAGGTAATAACGGATAAAGAGGCATTAGAAAAAAGCAAGAAAGCAAAAGAAAAGAAGGAATTAGAGAAAATTAAACAAGATACGGCAAATAAATTGAGAGAAGAGAGTAAGATTAACTTAAAAAATACGATTTTGAATGCAAACAAGGATTTAAACGAGGACAATGTAACAACTGCAAATAGCAATATTAAAAAGTTGGATGCTAAAGTATTAGAAACCGATGAAAGCAATAGTGCTAATGATTACAATTCTGAAACGGAGTCGGAAAGTAATTTCAAGTTAAAGCTAGACAAAATAGACAAACTAGATAAATCGCAAATTGACCTTAATGTCCAAAATTTGAGTGATGATCCTGACAAATTAGATTTAGATATATTAGATTTAAATACTGATGTTAGCGACCATGAAAGTATAACATTGGATATTGAGGAGTTGAGTTAATGCTAAGTTGCCGCTAAGTTGCCGCTAAGTTGCCGCTAAGTTGCCGCTATTAGTTTATAACTATTGTTTTAAATCAATTCGTTATAATTATAAAATTCATTTATATTTATAAATTAAATGAATTTTGTGATACCTACGTTGGCAATAAGTATTATGTATGTGTTATTTAAGATTATAGATACAAAGTATATATCAAAGGACGACATACCTGTAAAATCAATAACTAAAGACGGCTTTATTGTGTTTTTGTGCGGATCCATTATATTATTGGCATTTGAACAATTAGATTTTAATAACATGATTGGTGGTTCAAGTGCCGCCTTATCTGCTTTTACAAATAGCCCTGATTTTTGACAATGATCCGTTTTTTTCTTTAAGTCCTTTATTTATATAATATAAAGTTGTTTATTTTATAATATATAAGTTTTGCTTTAAAAAGCATATAATATTTAGCTTACCATAATAGGTAATTGGTCTATATTAAATATTTCTTGAATATTATTAATTTTTTTCTTAGCTACTTTATAGCTATCAAATACTGGTTTTTGTAATACGTTTTGTGGTGTATGTTTATGAACGGACCGCGCAATCATTTTATATAATTTGAAGTCAGGATATCTCTCGGCCCCATTATTTTTATACAATATATTTTTATTATTGTCGTCAAAAACCCATTCAATCATGATTTTTTTGATAGGGGATTTTAATTTTTTGATGTCGTCTAAGTCCTCAATAAAATAATCAAATAAGCTGCATCCTAGGCGGCATAAGTCGAAGCTATAATTGGGGCCGATAATTGGCTTGTTTTTATTTAAATATGGCTCGCAATTATACTGAGAAGTTGCGTCGCCTGCCTCCGAATAGCTGTCACTGCATATAAATTTGTTTTTGAATTTATAGATGGCTCTCCCAAAATCAATTATTTTGTATATTTTTCCAAATGTGGGAACTTTATAGTGAGTATTGTTATATTTATAATATAAATAATGTTTTGGAGTAGACACATATACAATATTGTTTGTGTGTAAATCGTTGTGCGTAAATTCAAACACTTTCTGATATGTAATTAGTGTAAATAATATTTGCATAATTATAGACTCCCATTCGCTATCTTTTATTTTATTATTTACTATATAATCATCTAATGTATTTTCGCAACTTTCTAATATTATCATTTTAACAGGTATTTTATGAATTGAGCAAAATATTTCTTCGCTATTAAAGCTCGTTTCGCTGCTTTCGTCATCCTCATCGTAATCTTCTGAACCGCTATTGCTTGAGCCTGTTAAATTAGTATTTGAAGATCTAGAAGAACATGTTTCGGAAGAATTTGTAGTATTAACTCCTGTATTAGTATTAGTATTGCTATTAGTATTTGTTACTTTATTATTTACTAATATATCTAAATTTTCATAGGTCAGCTCTAAATTGGTTTTATGTGTTTCTTCACTATCAGGAATATCACTTAAATCGCTAATATTTAGNTCACTAATATTTAGGTCACTAATGTTTAGATCTATCTCGGAGTTATCTAAAACTAAAGCTTTTTTATTTTTTTTAGTATTATTAAATAAATTGAGTATTTTTTCATTATCGTCGAAAACAAATAAATTGTTNATGTGCTTGTGAAAATAATCCGATTCATTTAAATATTCCAAGTCCTCTGTAACATTGTACTTAAATTTATTTTTTACTCCTAAAAATGCCCCATAATAGTCTAGGCCGTTATAAAAATTAAAGTTATTTAATAAACAGCTTGACAAATATGAAAAAAAACCATCAATATATGCGGAATTATTTGGATCCAATATTTTCTTATAAGTTTTCATGTATTCCATTGATTTTGCATCTAAATTCTCTTTATCTATAAATTTAGGTAATTCTAGTATATTATAATTATTTTCATATTTTCCTATCATATATTTTACTGGGTCAATAAGAGGGCTATATTTAATAAAAATCTCTTTTTTAGATTTATTATTGCATATATCTGTAATTATTGCTAAAAATTTGTTATAATTAATTTTTTCTAAAATTAATTCTAAACTATACTTATTATTCAAATTAATAGCATTATAATTAGTATTATTTAAGTTAAAAAAGTTATTATATAATGGAAAATAGTTTTGCGAACTTTCTATATCTAATAACTCACTATTGTTAAAGTTCTCAAATAGCTGTTTATTGTTATTTTTTTTATAGTTTATTTCCATTTAATAAATAACAAATACTTATTTTTTTAATTTATAACACAAATAAATATATTAAACTATTAAGTTTAAATAGAAAACTATCAAATTATTAAGTTTAAATAGCAAACTATTAAATATAGCCAATAAATATAAATTATTTAGTAATGACACTAGAATTGAAAAAATTTGACATTAAATCTATAAGTTTTAGGCCAGATGAAAATAAAGGGCCTGTTATTGTATTAATAGGGCGGCGTGATACCGGTAAAACTTATTTAGTGCGAGATTTGCTATATTATCATCAAGATATTCCAATAGGGACAGTAATCAGTGGAACAGAAGCAGGCAACGGTTTTTATGCCGAGCATGTACCCAAATTATTTATTCACGATGAATACAATACCGCTATTATAGAAAACATATTGAAAAGGCAGAAGACGGTAATGAAGCAAATAAAAAAGGAAGTCGAAGTTTATAAAAAATCGAATATTGATCCGCGAGCATTTGTTATATTGGATGATTGCTTATATGATGGAAGCTGGACGAAAGATAAGATGATGCGACTCCTATTTATGAATGGTCGGCACTGGAAAGTGATGTTGGTCATAACAATGCAATATCCTTTAGGTATTCCTCCAAATTTGCGCACGAATATCGACTACGTTTTTATATTGCGCGAGCCATATATAGCAAATAGGCGGCGTATTTATGAAAACTATGCAGGCATGTTTCCAACCTTTGAGAGTTTTTGCCAGGTTATGGATCAGTGCACAGAAAATTATGAGTGTTTAGTGATCAATAATAACGCCAAATCGAATAAATTACATGACCAAATATTCTGGTATAAAGCCGAACATCATAAAACATTCAAACTCGGCTCAAAAGAATTCTGGGAAATAAGTAAAAATATGGATTCCGACGACGACGAAGAGATGTATGACCCTAATACGAGAGATAAAAAGAAAGGCCCCAAAATTAATGTGCGCAAAACTAAATGGTAAGGCGTTGCTTCCATAATTTTGCTCCCGTACGTGCGGTTGCAAAAATATATACACTTTCCCATACACAATCATGTTTTTTGCTCCTGAACGTTCAGGACCAAAAAATATATAATAAAAAACAATATAAAGAAAAAGCGCAAAAATTAAAACTCATCGCCAAATTCAAAAGTGTTTAGTTTAGCATCTTTAGTTGTGAGCGAATACTCGCTTACGCGATCTTCAAAAAAGTTGGTTTTTGTTTCAATGCTAATGTTTTCCATCCAATCAAACGGATTTTTGCTTTCATANATTTTGTCGCCTCCTAATTGAAGGCTTAAGCGGTCAGCAACAAATTCAATATATTGTTTCATTAATACTTGGTTCATGCCTATTAATCTGCATGGAAGCGAATCGTTAATAAATTCGAGCTCAATTTCAACNGCTTCGCTAATTATTTCGTGAATTTTTTGCTTTTTNAGNGGCTTTTCTAATTTGCTATGTAATAATACAGCAAATTCGGTATGCAATGCTTCGTCCCGNGAAATTAGCTCATTTGAAAAGGTTAGTCCNGGCATTAGACCGCGTTTCTTCAACCAATAAATAGCGCAAAATGCACCTGAGAAAAATATACCTTCAATGCAAGCAAACGCAACAAGGCGAGTAGCAAAATTGGATTTCTTATCATTAATCCACTTTATAGCCCATTGACCCTTCTTCTTAATGCAGTCATATTCATTTAGCGCATTAAATAATTTGTGCTTTTGTTCTTTATCTTTAATATATGTATCAATTAAAGTGGAATATGTAATAGAGTGAATATTTTCCATAGCAATTTGCAGGCCGTAAAACGCTCGCGCCTCACTTAATTGCACTTCGCCCATAAAGCGAACACCTAAATTTTCTAACACAATTCCGTCACTCGCAGCAAAAAATGCTAAAATCATGGAAATAAAATGTTTTTCATCATCATTTAGCGTGTCCCAATCTTTATTATCTTTTGAAAGGTCAATTTCTTCTGCTCTCCAAAACAAATCTTCTGCTTTTTTATACATTTTCCATATGTCTTGGTCCTTAATTGGAAACATAACATAACGATTAAGGTCTTCTTGTAATAGAGGCTCTACGCAATTCTTATTCATTCTAAATAATATATGTCTATATTTTTATATAATTTTTATAAATGTTATTTTTAATTATTTCTTTAAATTATTTTTTATATTTTTTTATTATTAAATATAAAAAATATACAATATACAATATATAATATATAATTTATATGGCTAGTTTTGGAGGTTCTATTGCCAAACATGACATGAAAGTTAAAAAGTTATTAGAACAAAGCGAAGATGACACTACTTATCTTATTGATCAATATAGCGCATTAAAACGAGTATCATCAAAAAACCCTGATATTTTAAAATTAATAAAAGACCGCGAAAAGCAGTTAGGAAAAAAAATACTAATTAAAGAAAAACAAATTGAAGCATTATTAAATATTTCGGACCATTTAAATAGAATAACTTTAGAACAAAAAAGCCACAGTGAAACACATATTAAAGGTATACATAATAAAATTGCAATATTAGAAAAAGAAATTAGCAAATTACGCAATATTATTTAGAGAAAATTAAAAATAGAAAATAAATAGAAAATA